CACACATGTAGAGCATCTAACATCATTAGAATCCATTCCGCAATATTCACAAGTGAGCATAAAATATACAATCAAGTGATATTTAACATCTTGCCTAACAAAATTGTTTTTTAGACTAGGAATAATGGATGGCTTACTCATAGTTTTCCTTTCACTATCGGCGCAATGTAATTGTTCACAAAGTTCTGTGAGCGATACTTTTCTACCGTGTCCAGCCCGTTGAGGTAGATTTGATGAAGGTCGCTTTTGTAAATTCCATCTCCAGAAAGTTTAATGAATTCATAATAAGGAGATAGTCGAATACAATTTACGCCATCAATCCAGTCATAAGCACGGGCAATGCAATCATCCCAATAAGCTGGTATTGAATTGCAGGCGCTTTCGTTGTCGCGGAAACATCGAAATCCATTTCCTGGCAAACTTACACTAATCTTAGCCATGCTCTGGTAGTGCATGACAGTGCTTATATCGCGTCGAGTCGTGTGTGGACTATGAATCGTTGCCCATACTCGTTTATGATTTGCGTAATCAAAATTTTCAAATTGATCCCAAGCGGAAATAATACTAATTCCGTTATGAAGTGCGTTGGTAAAAATTTCGCCATGAAATCGAGGGCGTGATTCGTGAGATAAGCCCCACGAAAAGAAAACTTCTATCGCTCTTTTATCAAAATCTTCCTTGCTCTGAACAGGCCACGCCGGAAGATAACAAGGAAATTCAATAGGATGCAACCAGTTGCTACGTTCACGCTCAAGCAATTCACGTTTGAAATAAACGATTGGTTTATGATCGCGCACAAAGGCATCAAGCTTCATCCATTCTGGACCTGAGACGCAAGCGAAGTTGGCTGAGTTTTGACCCAGAATGTGTGAATCAGTTCCATCTTTCCAAGATGATCCATATTCTAAATAATCAAAGATCACCCACGGCTTACGAATCTCATGGAGCGAGTGATTGAAAATGTAATCTCCGTAATAGCTTACAGGAATAATCACCACATCTGCCTCATCTTGACTTGTTGCCACGTTAAAGAAACGCAACAAATTTGCGTTAATTGTGCCGTCAATTCGGCCATGTAAATCAGGGCTGATTATGTGGACTTTCAAACTTGTTCTCCTTTCGGTTTATCAGGGCGTTCAATTTTTGGCCCCCATTTTGCAATTTCAAATGGCTTAGGTAAGCAAGCTTGCCCTGTAACAAAATTGTAGGCTTGCATAGCAAGAAATGGCGGGTCTCCATATACATCAACAATTAAATTGAACCATTGAAATGCGTCAGTAGAAGCCCAATAAATTCCAGCTTTTTTTGGCATGTCAGGGTCATTAATCAAGCTTGTTCCTCCTGTTGTTCAGGTTTGGCAATTTGAGAATCATCCTCTTCCGTCTTTGGCTTGCAATTGTAAGCGCGTTTAGGCTTTACCGTTTCTACCGTGACAATTTGCTCGTCAATGTTGGCAATGGATGCCTCGGCTAAGGCTTCTGTCATTCCTACGGGCAACGCTTGAATTAAATTAGTCTCACGCCAAGCTTTCATGTTAGCCTCTGGTATTTCTGAACTTGGAGGATGAAATATATTTGGCTTCTTCATCACCACATTCACATGCCCGTCTATCCATTTGTCGAATTTAACATCAACAAAACTTTCACCTAGCCATTCTTCAAGATATTCTTGAGTCGGCAAGAAAAGGTGTTCAGGATGATAATCGGAACCTCTTATTCCAGTGCCGTCACTTAGAATTACTGGCAACATCATCACTGCAATTCCATTTGGCTTAATCAGGCGATAGACTTCCGCCATGAAAGTTTCAGGGTCGGTTGAATGTTCTAAAACGTCCATTCCTACAATAAAATCAAAAGACTCGGCTTTCCATCCAATATCAATCGTGATCTTTGGGAAAGCTCCATAGTTTAATGATGGATACGGCCCCGCTATTTGACGTATTTCTTTTTCATAGTCATCACTGTATTCAATGCCGACGACTGAATCATAATGCAACGTTAGCAATTTCAGCATTTCTCCAGGAGCGCAAGCAATCTCCAATGCGTTCTGGCTTATTTCAGATGGAATGTATTTCAAAACGCTTTCGCACTTCGTTAATCCAGCTTCGTTTTTGTAGCCGTTAACGTTAAAAACCTGCTCTTCAATAGTTGAAGTGTTTGGACGATTCCAGTAGTCTTTAGCGTAAAACGCATCAAGATCAACTTCGCCAACACGGTGAAGCGTGCCACATGTTAGGCAACGCTCGTAGTCAGGGATTTCTGAAAGTAAAAAACTGTGGATGTGACTCATACTTTTTCAACAACTTGAAGCCAGCTATACGGTCCAAAATTAGGCTCAACAAAGATTTCTTTCCAAGGTCCAGTCTTTGCGAGCACGTTGTCACGGAATGTTTGCAGTCCATAATCGGCAGATTTGTGCGCGTCATTAAGCCCTTGACCTGTGGCGGCACAATGGGCGAGAAAACGTTGCTGGTCAGGGCAGTTTGTAATGATTCGACCAGAAACTTTCAAAACTCTCCTCCACTCAAAAATGATCTTTACAAGGTCATCATACGTCCAGTCTTCTAACAGATGCGCAGAATAAATGTAGTCCAGCGATTCGTCGCAGAAACCGGATAGGCAATCCGCTGAACCCCTAAGAATCTGCTTGTCGCCTCCAACTCGTGTATAAGGCTGGGGCATGTCCATTGTAATAGCGTGGGGGACAACCGCGTCACCACCAAAACCACAATCAATGCCTAATCCGACACAAAAAGGAGCTAAAATACTTCGCGATGCTGCTGTTTCACTCATACTATTTTTTCTTAGGCATCAAAACTTTCTTTAGCGCAGGATTTTTAGCCTTTGCTTCTGGACTGGCTTTCCTAGTGGATGCAGCAAGGATTGCATTTGCATTTTTAATTGGCAAACCTTCTTTTTTGGCAATTTTGGCAGCTACTTTTTTAAATGACATGGCGTTTGTTTGGTTTGGGTTAATTTTAACCTACGTTCAATTCCTTAAATTTTTCTTCCCATTTTGCTTTGCGCACCGCGTTTTCTTTGTCGTCAATTACGCAAACGTCAGCGCCTTCTTTTTTCTTGTAAGCGCACATTAAACTAGGTTCAAACTTGTGCATTAAAACATCTCCCAAAGATTCAGCAAATCGTTTAGCGGCGTGAACATCGTTTAATGAATTGCCGATTAAATCAAGGCTTTTGACAAGTGTTTGCGTTTTGTCTTGCGTATCAAAACATATTCCAAGAATATTAAAGTTTCCAGAAGCTTTTGTAAAACGAAGCTCGATTCTAAATCTTCCTTCTAAATGAAGTTCTTCTTGATTTTCCATATCCCTATTCCGCTTGAATGGTTAAAAATTTCTGGTCAATCACTTTGCCGTAAGTATTAATCTTACGATTTGTTTTTGACATACCATTTCTGATAGCTTTTTCTGTTTCTGGCAAGATATGAATGCACATTGTTTTGCGCTCAGGTTCTTTAGGTCTGCCAGTTTTTCTCACCACTTTTATTAATCTAAAATGTTATTGATGGCAACAAGTATTTCTTGATACTGTTATTTACTGCCAAGTTCCACCGTCGAATTCCATAGCCATTGCTGGAGTTTCCGATTCTGGACGCCTGTAGCCTTTCTTAAATCTATCCATTCCAAATACGTCTTCACCTCCAGATATTCTTACCTGAACGTCAACCATGTTGCCCATAAGGTCTGCCATTTGAATAAATTTACATCCTGGCTTTGGAGTTTTTAAAGCTCGCTCAATGCTGGAAAGGCCAAACTTCTGACGGCATACGTCCACCATCAAAACCCAAGCATCCGCTTTATCTGGAGAGCATTTGAGACGTTTTGAAAACTCCGCTTTGGCTTCTACTTTGATTTTTCCTTTACTGCCCTCGTCAACGTAAGTGGCTTCGGTAAGCTGAAATGTAATCTCAGGGATCATTCCGCGAATTTGACCACCACGAATCAATTCACGGGGGCAAACCCAAAGCTCATCGCGCTTAGTGTGAAATCTATCTTCTGCTTTACGACTATCAGTAAGTGAAACTGGCTTATCAGAAGGCTTGGATTTGAAATTCGTCCGCATCATCTGCCCTACATCGCGAGCAATAAGAGGCGCAATATTGCCGCCTCCTGTAATATCCATGTTTACATTCTCAATGCGCAAAGGCATGGCATCGGTAGGATTGGCAAACCTTTCCTCCTCCATTGTCTTTTTGAACTGCCTTGCAATCTGCTCTTCCTTAGAAGTAGAATCGCGCATGTTCTGATGATAGATGATAAGCTCCGACGTTTCGCACACTTTGAGATTGTAAGCTTTCCCATCTTTGACTCGTTGCGCCGTTCCCATCTTGCCAATTACAAGGGCGCACTCATCTCCACCTTCACCGTAAGCTGTATCAAATCCAGCTACTAGCGTAGGCTTTTCAATCCATGCCGTTTCTTTTTTGTCTGCTTTGTAAGCAATAATTTCATTTTCAGAATAGATGTTGCTGCTAACTCCAATAGGGCTAAACCAACCGCGCACATCTCGCCAATAACCAGGAGTGTCTTTTCCGCCGTTATCCGTTTCAATGTTCTTGAGCGATTGGATTGTGGGAAGTCCAGGCCATAGCGTCTTTCCAGCAAGCACATTAGGGCTTTGCAAAGCATCAAATCGAATGGCGTAAGCGCCTGCTACACATTCCCATTCCATCGGCCCCTCCTCCGTAACGCTGGACCAGCCATCAAGAGGCGTTACAAACCTTCCAGCGATGGAACTTCGTTTAGTGGGGTTAAACGGCCCCATAAACCTGCTTCGCTCGTTGGAGGCAAGGTTAGAATTTACCGTTCCCATTAGGGAATCATTAAGCGTGTCTAATTCGTCCGCTAAAACAACAAGAAACCCGCCATAAGCTTTTGTTCCTTGAATTTTTGCAGAAGAATCTTTATCGCTGCCTTGCTCACTTGCGACAAGTTGAACGCCAGCACCGTCAATACGAACCCCATTAAGTTCATAGCGAATGCAGGAATCAGATTCAATAATGCGCCCAGGAAGATAAGCTGGATCGCCCATGTATTGCGCTAGTTGTTGCCAAGCCAATTTTACTTCCCCCCAAATTTTACCTTTAGAAGCTCCAAGCGTTGTTGAAGTAACAAGAATCTTTACGCGCTTTCCATAGACAAAGAATAGCGTTGCGGCAAGCATTGCCATAAAACGGCTTTTGCCACTGCTAGCGCTCCCAAGCACGCCTAGCCTACGATGTTTTAAAAAAGCGGTCATCATCCGCTCTGCATTCGGATTCCAAGTAAAGTTGAACAGCGTATCTTCCGTGCCGTAAACAATGCTGACTAGCTTCTTAAAGTGATACTCAAAGCCTTTGTGTCCTTTAGGGCAATTGCCAAAGCTTTCCCCAGGGCCATCAGGAGCGCGTTGGCACATCTGCAATTCCAATTCCCAATTCTCAATCTTGGCCGCTTTCTTCTGACGATTCCAGTAAGGACGCCAAATAGCACCGTAGGCTAAACGATGCAAAGCAGGATCATCAGGCGGGAAAGCCTGTATCTGCTCTTTGGGGATTACTTTCTTGATGGCCATTAAGCAAGCTTACACTTATCTGCCGGATTTGCCATCATCGTCATCCTCCAGATTACATTGTTTCAAGCTTTCCATGTAATCGGCTTTAACAGCTTCTAATGCGCCAATAACGGAGAAGGCAGACAGGTTAACGCATTCATGTTCCCAACGCTTAAGAACGGCGTGAAATTCATCGTAAATCATGTGGGCTTCGGTCATATATTCCTGATAGCACAAACCTTTTTCAAAGCAATATGAAAAAATTTGGAGGGGTGTTGATTTTGGAAAATGTGGGAGAAAAAACTTATGCTTTTCCAGAATACTAACACGTTCACTTATAACGAAAAAGTATAAGTGATGTTTAAAGCGCCACTTGACGATATTTAAAGGAATGGTGTAACATTTAACCGTGAATCCTTTTGCCCGCATAGATGACCGCACCGTTGCTATTCAAGCGCGAACGTGTCCTTTGGCTAAAGCTGAGATTCAAAGACGCCTACAATGGGAAAAAAACTTCCTAGCCGTTGGCGAACCAATCAAATCATCCACTTGTCCGCCTTGGATCAATAAACCAAAACTAGACACTTCTAAGGCATCGACTATCCACCTACACCGACGCGCTAAAAAACGCGCCCTATTCATTGCTTCCAAGTCCATCAATAAAGCGGAACGCAACGCCGCACAGTTTAAACTTGGATTACCCCTTACATAGCTCCTTGCAGATGTGGGAACGCAGCAGGTAACCCCTAGAGCACTTCTCTAAAGCTGCCCCACAATCAAGATAAAGCGCCCTATGAATTGAATTTCCAAAAGGAGAGAGAATAGCCTTGCTATGCCCATTTATAATTAGGTTTTTAGCCTGCGTAGCAATATTCAGTTTAGGTTGGTGTTGTTTATTTAAAATAAAACAATAGGGGTTGCGATATTGCGGATATGTAAGTTGTTTTTTATCAGCTTTGTGTTATATATAATAATGACATCAAAAATTATTCCGTTATGTGAACATTGCTCATCTGTTTTAACTCCATCTAAAGGACGTAAAAAGAAAAGGTTTTGCAATCAAATTTGTGTCAATGCCCACAATAAGCCAAGGTTAAAAGCTAGAAATAAGTTACGATCCGAGCAAAACTTTCATACATGGGCCACTTTAGAAAAAGGGCTATGTTCAATATGCTCAAGCGATTTACCTATTCCAAGACCTATAAACCAAAAAGTCTGCTCAGATGCAAATTGCAAGAAAAGACACAAATCAATTATTGATGCTCGCGGAATAGCTAGGAATCCAGCGCGCAACGCTCGCGCTCTTTTCGCAAACAGATTAAGAGAACTTGTTGTGAAAAAAGGGCTGCAAAAAATTAATGCAGCACTTCCATATATTGGATGTTCAGGACCGGAACTTATAGCATGGATTGAATCTCAATTTGAAAAAGGCATGTCTTGGCAATCATGGGGTGTATTTGGATGGCACATAGACCATGTTATCCCAGCAAGTTGGTTTGATTTTACAAATAAAGATCATCTTTACGTTGCTCTTAACTGGCGCAACATACGACCTTTGTGGGCAGAGGTTAATGTCCTCAAATCCGACTCTCTTCCAAAATGCATAATACCTGAACTTTTAGAGATGGCTGAAAAAATAGGGGTTGTTCGTAATGGTGTAAGACGTATAGAATAAATAAGTTTCAAAAAATATAGAGGGTTATAGGCACTCTATTGATAATCTTCGCGCCTGAGCGAAAAGAGCCCAGTGGGAGGGGCGTGGTGGGGTGTCCTCTCCGCCCTCTGTGGCCATCTAAGACCAGTTCACGATCTCCGCCTGTCTAGTGCTCCAGTCCTAGCTCTCCGATGCCTTTTAGCCACGTTTTTAGGCTTATTTCTAGCCTTGTGGAACACTTCACTTTCTATAATTTCTACCAAGTGGCCTATAACATTTCAGAAATTACCACCGCGCAAATAGTCGCAATGCACACAAAAGACGCTGCAATGCTTATGAGAGTAGGGATAAAGCGTTTGAGGTCGTATGAATTCCTATTTCATGCTAGTCCCATTATATAAAGTTATCGGGTATAGCTAAAGAATAACCATCATTTTACCCTGCGCTGAGTGTCGCAAATGGGACATTACGGGACATTCTACAAAATCATCTCTCACAATCGCTATTCTAGCGGTCTTTACTGTATTCGTGTCTAATGACACTAGAATCACTCTAAAACGTCATCTTCAACCGTTTCCGCCTCAATAAAAGCCACTTCGTTCTCCTGGCGAGTCCAAGGACCAACACTAACTGCAACCTGAACGTTCGTTGTGTTACCCTGTGATGCGTCATTTCCGCTGATCTTCGACAGCATGCGCGCTAAAGTGGCTCCGTCTTGGATGGTTTCAGGAGTCGGCACGGTCCACGCATCAAGGGCTGCGGCTGTTTTGTGGGTCAGGCCTGCTAAGGTTTTCATCCCCGCCTCTTTTGCGGCCTTCACCGTCATTTCTAGTGCCGTCATGGACAATTTTTGTTCATCATTTGTCCCTTGGTGGACAATTTTTGTCCCTTTTTGGGTGCTGGGGACATTCTCAGGGACATTTATTTGTCCCTCTTTAGGTTGTCGACTGATGTGGCGTGCTACACGTCCTGGAATGGGCCAATCGTAGCGTTGCGCCCGTTTCTTCAGGGATTCGTGATTGAGGGTGGGAAATAGGCTTATGATGGCGTCAAATGGAGTGCCAGCGATTGCGGCTCGCTCGATTGATTGCCATTGCTCAGTGGTGAGTGGAGATGTGCGGCCCATAAATGTTGATAGCATTATCTGAAACGGGCTTTAATGCAAGTTAGTTGCGCTTAGGGCTGCGATATTTGCCGAAATCGCGGGCGGATGTGCGAGATTTTGGACGGTTGAAAGGTTCAAATGCAGATTGTTTCACTTTTAGCTTGATAATCTAAGCGGATAGCTTATTGTTATGTCGTGCTCAGTTAAACAACGAAAACAATCGAACTAGACCGACAATGAAAACAAATATCAACATAGGGACTCACGTTGAACGAATCGCCAGCGACTACACAAATGGACGCAAGGGTGAAGTGGTTGAGATTAACGGTGAACGTGCTCGCGTTCGCTGGACTAACAGCCCTCGCACCTGGGTAAACTTCAAATTCTTGAAAGTGCTCACCGCTGCTACTCCTGCGGTGGTCAAGGGCGAGTGGATGCAGACGCCAAATAGGAGGTCTTGCACTGCTTTTCGCGTTTGTGCAAACAAAGCGACTGGCGAAATTTGGCATGAATACCAAGGCAAACGTAAATTTGTAAAAGGGGAATGGATTACAGTTTAGATTCCTCCCGTCTCGCCATCCTTTGGGGTGGCGAGCATGGAGCAATCAAATTGCCCTTTTAAGAACAACAAAATCAGAACAGAAAGAACAACATGAAAAACGAAGACCAAACAAGTGAGCAAGTAGATGTTTATCAAATCGTAACAAATCGCATTATTGAACTTTTAGAAGCAGGCGTCGTGCCTTGGCATAAGCCGTGGGCTGCTGGTGCAGAGGAGCCGATGAACCTAGTCAGTAAAAAGCCTTATCGCGGCGTCAACGTGTGGCTTTTAGCCGCATCCGGTTATAGCTCGCCTTATTGGGTGAGCTATAAGCAAGCTCAGGAACTCGGCGGCCAGGTTCGTAAAGGAGAATCCTCTACGCTGGTAGTATTCTGGAAAATGCTGAAAGGCAAAGACAAAGCAACGGGTGAAGAAAAGACAATTCCAATGCTTCGCTATTATCGCGTTTTCAACGTTGAGCAATGCGACGGCCTTGAATATCCTAAGCAAGAGCCTCGCAATCCTGGATTCAATCCGCTGGCTGAATGCGTTAAGATTGTGGACGGCTACAAGCTTGGTCCCATCATTCAGCACAAATCGCAACGCGCCTGCTATTCGCGTCAAACTGACATGGTAAACATGCCATTGCCAGAATCGTTTGATTCATCGGCTGAATACTACTCGACACTTTTCCATGAATTGACGCATTCAACGGGTCACGAATCGCGCATCGGACGCTTGCAAAATTCTGTGTCTGGGTTTGGGTCAACCAGCTACGCAAAGGAAGAATTGATTGCAGAAATGGGCGCGGCGTTTCTTTCAGCTGTTGCTGGCATTGGTGTTCGAGTGATGGACAATTCAGCGGTTTACATCGCTAGCTGGCTGGCACATTTCAAGAATGACAAGAAATTGGTTGTAGGTGCTGCCGCTGCCGCTCAAAAATCAAGCGAGCTTATTCTAGGTCGTGAATCCCCTACATTTGCTTAAACAAGTCGAAACCCTTCGGGGTCTGCCAGTGATGCTGGCACTGATGAGACTAACAATAAAAGAAGAAAGCAATAGAATATGAAGACAATTCAACTCGAAGCAGGAAAAAGCGACAATAACGAAATTCTCCGCTCCGCTGGAGTAAAAGCGATCCATCAAGGCTGGTATAGTGTCCAATATCGCGGAATCAGCTTGGATAAATCCACCGTTTGCGGTGCAAAAAGAAACAAAAAAGGAGAAATTAGCTACAACGTTTAACCACTAAAAGCAACAATATGACCACACTAACACCCATTCAACAACGGCTTTCACAAGCCATTACTGCAAATGAAACTGACGAAGTAAACGCCGATTTCATCGTCCACGCGGTCAACAACCATAAAGCTTTGCTTCGCGCCTGCGTAGCTGCTTTAACCATTGTAAACCGTGAGCAAGGCGAAGGCTCTATTGCTAACGATCTCCGTGAAGCTATCAGAAACGCAAAGCAAGCCTAACCCATGAACTCCAAACGCCATTCATTCGCATGGTTCGCCATCCTCGTCGCGGCATCGTTCGCGGCCTGGGTGGCGGTAATCTACAAGCTTGTAAACCTATGAAGCTCCTATCCTACTCCTGCCAAAGTGGTTATGATCGTCCTGATTATAATCGAATCTTAAAAGCCAGTTACGGCACTTTCAAAAATAGGCTGGCAATCGCAAAGCAATTATTGCTTGATAATCATGGCGGCTGTCGTGCCTGCGATAACTGCTTTGAAATGGGCGACGGCGACAAAATAGCTATCGCTTTGGTTGAAGCGGCCATGCAATCGCCTGAACTCAAGGCAACGTTTGCCCGCGACTATTCCCCTAATTGCCTGCGCGATGGATTCCCTGAGCGCTGGTTGGACTTTTACGAATCAAATAACCTGCAACTTGTTTAACCCTATGACCATTCAAACTCTCCCCGAAGGCTCTTTAATCCTTCACAACGGCCAATCCTACACCCTGCAACGTCCTACTACCGTTCAAGAATCACAAGGCAGCGTCTCAGCTATTGCTTCTGCCCTTGGAAGCTTAGGACGTGGTAAGACAAGCGAGGCTAAAAAGCTGGCCAGTGCTGCAAATGGAAAGAAAGGTAAACGGCCTAAAATGGTGAAATCAATTTAAGCTTGCATTACATCCGCAATCAGCTTAGATAATCACGTCTACTGTTCTATTGTTGTTCTTCCTTCTGCTTAAAAGCCGTCCTGTAATGGGGCGGCTTTTTTGTTTTAGAACTTCCGATGCAGCAAACTAGCAAGCTAGTCGCTGATCTCTTTGTTCTGCGAAAGGCAAACCCAGTGCCAGGCGTCCTTGATTTTGACGGCACCTATCGCCTTTGAAGCGCTCGGTGAAACGGGATCATCAGCACGAAATGAAGCGTGAACATGTCCGGTGGCATCGCTGAAAATGAAGCACATCCCAATTCCATCATGCGCACATCTCACAGTATCTGCGAAGGGCAGAGGACACCTCAGCGGTCGCAGAACCACAGGTTGCAGGCAACCCCCTTCGCTCTGGTGCGTCTCTTCTGGTTGCGTCGTCTTCATTTCGCTTCGGAGGTTGCCTGACCCTGACCGTTCCATGCTTCAAAAGCTTCGTTGTATTCTTTTTTCCAATCTGGAAACTCATTATCTCGTCGCATCTTAAAAATGCCTCTCAACATCGTTAAACTGGAAAACGTTCTGTCGCCAGCCAAAAAAGCGGCAATCGCTTCGGTTTCCTCTTTTTGGAGCGGGTATGTGGGATGCGGGATTGTGTTCATTTAAATGATCTATACGGTTTTTTGCTTTGTGTTTTTGCTTCTTTTTGGTCTGGTGATTAATCGCTAGAATGGCGTTTGTAGGGCGGCTTACTGTTTTTTACTTGCTTCGGGTCTAATCGCTTTGGCGGGTCGCAGTGAGTAAACGAATACCGATAAGGATTAAATTTCAGGTAAAACGTTGATAGCCAGCCAGTTTCACGTTGCTTTTCAAGCATGATTTCCGTGTCGTGCATTGCGTCCAACTCATCTTTTGCAAGCGTTCCATCCCTTCGCGCTTGGTCTTTTTCGCTATTTCTGACAATGATAGCGATATTGTCGCAGTTGTTAGCGATAAGCGATGATCCTTTGATTGAATCAAGGCTAGGCCCTGATCCTTGCGCAGTTTTTCTTGAATGAGCTACCATGTGAATATGAATTCCGGTGCTTTTAGCTAGCTCCTGCAATCGGTTAAGAAACTTTCCTTGTGCTGGATAATCTTCCTCAAGATCTTCAATTCTCATTAAGCTATCAATAACATAGTGCATGATTCCATATCGTTGAAAAGCAAAGCGAATCATCTCTAAAAGCTTGTCTTGATTGATAAATCCAATTACATCAGCAAAGAAAATTAAATGACCGTAACTATCCAAGAAAGCGGCTCCCTGACTTGGTGAAAGCTCACTTCCCATTTTTGACATAGGCGCGGCCATCTTACGAAGAATCGTTTCTGCCTTCATCTCCATTGAGGCTATGAAAATAGGATTATCACTAATGATAAGCGCAAGCATGAGGTAATTTAAAAACGTAGATTTTCCCGCGCTAGTTTTACCAGTCCAAACCGTCACTTCTCCTGGCCTAAAATAGAATCCCTCATAAGGCCATGCTTTCTTGAAAAATGGCATTGTGAACGGCTCTGGCTTGCTTCGTAACTCTTCGGCTAATCGTGGCCCTAAATCGCTAGCAAGGACTAATCCTTCAAGCTTTGGCGGTTTGGCATCCCTAATCCATGTTTCCGCATCTTGAGCCGTAAAACCATCTCGCAAGCAATCATTAGCGTCTTTCCTTGGTAGCTTCACAACAAGGCAACGATGAATTCCTAGCCTGTCGATAACTTTAGAAGCAATAGCCGCTCCTGTTTTATCCATGTCAAAACTGACGTAAATGTGATCAAATGCCGCAAGATTTGCCCACTCGTAATCAACCCACGATAACCCGCTGCCGTTAGGAACGGATAATGCCGGAATTCCCCATTGATTCCATGTCATGGCGTCGATTTGACCTTCACAAAGCAAAACGGTTTTGGCTTTAAAGGCTGAATCAGGCAAAGCTTGCCAGCCGAATAAGGACGGGGCGCAACCTGTATCTTGCCATACTTTCTTCTTTTCGTCGCCAGTTGGTAAATTGCGGAATGATCGGTTGATTAGTTCGCCGCTAGGTGAGTAAGACGGGAAAACAATAGCTCTCGCGTCTGGCTTTCCTGCAACCTTAAATCTGGTTAGAACTTCGGCTGAAATTTTGCGCTTTGAGGTCAACCATTGCATCGCTGACCCACCTTCGGCCAAAGGGTGTATTCCGTTGGTAGAAGGCTTGCTGTAAACTTTAGCCTTTTCTTGTATTGGATCAACGATTCCAAGCCACTCTTTCGCCTGCTTAATTGCTTCCGGCTTGGTGATATTCCGTGATAGCTGCCAAAGGTCTAAAAGATCGCCATGTTGATCTTCATCAGCCCAATCCCTCCAACTTCCCGCGTGTTGCCCGCTTAATTGCACTTTAAGCGAGATTCCAGCGCTTCCAGAGGCATCTCCGGCTAGCCACTCGCCTTTGACTGCCTTGCCGCCAGAAAGCAGCATTGCGCAAACTGCGTCGGCTCTGTCCGCGAGCCTCTTTGAAATGTCAGATACAGAGTGCATTATTTAATTGTTCTAGGGTCGAAAACTGCGTCAAAATCATGTGGCGTTCCTTCCCACTCCTCTTTTGCTTTCTTGCGACGTATGGCGAGGTCTAGGTTAAATCCTCCTTCTGAGTCAAAAAGATCATCAAAATCCTCGTTTTTTGCTTCTGCGGCTGCTTTGGCCTCGGCATACCATTGAGCTTGTCGTTCGTATTCTGGCGCGTATTTGGCCATAAACTCGGCAGCAGTCGGTGAAGCTGGCTGTGTAAACCCGTTAAATTTCTGCTTTTGGCTAGGCAACCAATTCTGAGATTTCCATTTTCGCATTCCAGCTTGCCAGTCTTTTGACGGGGTATTGCCATTCTTCCAGCCATTTGCCTCCCAATGGTCAAACATGAATTCGCCGTCTATGGCTTGGAGTCCAATTTCAAGAGCGTATGAAACAAGTTCGTCTAAAGTGCCTCTAGCTTTATTTACTTTCGGCTCGCTCTTTTCCGTTTCCGTTTCCTTGTCTTTATCCTCTTCCTTATCCTTATCCTTATCTTGGAGGGTATTGATACCCTTTGGATACCCTTCTAAACCATGTTTTAACAAAGACTGAAAGACAGGATTGTGTGCTTTGCATTCACGGCTAAGATTACCATATTGATAGGGGATGAACTTCGTCACAATCCATTTCTCACAAGAAAGTTTTACAACTCTATCACCTAAGTCTGAAAGGGTATCCATAGGTATTGGCATACCTATCTGAAAGCTTGCTAGCTCAAGATCAATATCTATGATTCCGGCATTATCGCATGAATCTAAAAGCCACATCCAAAGCAGTTTAGCTCTAGGTTTCAACTTTCTAAACCATGGGTCTGCCCACTTAGAGGTTTCGGTAAAGCGTTTAATAAAAGCCTCCTTTCATGCAGCATTTCTCACACAAAGGCTCATGCTTGCCATTTCTGCCCGCCACATCACTTACTTGAAGTGATTCATTGCACTTGTGACAGTGCAACTTGGTATCAATCGACGAATTTATAAAGCTTTCCGTAATAGCCTCAAGGCTACCATTGTGGACCTCGTGAAGCTTTTCATGGCACTTCTCGCATAAAGTGACAAGCGCCTCGTCGTCATAATCCCAAATCTTTCGGCCTTTCTGGTAGTATCTGTGATGAACGTTGAGTGTTCTGTCATCACGATCACAACGGCGACATCTAAAATTGTCACGCTTCATAATCTGCAAACGCTTCTTTTGCCAGCGTGGATCGCTATAATCTTCAAATTGGAATTTCATAATAGGGCGCAAAAAACCCCTGAAAAGAATTCCACGGAAGACCCCTTTCGGGCATGGAACTCATTTCAGAGGTCGGATTAACTGCTTAAATCTGGTTTACGCTGGTCTTCACAACGTAAATGTCTTTTCGACTCTCTAAACTGCCATCTTTTGGGGGAATGTCAATCCTGACCCTTTTCGCGTTTTTGAAATTTGGCTAAATCAACAACCTCGTTGTAAAAGCCATTATCCGTTTTTTCACCCCAATAACCATCAACCCTTGCGGCAAGTGAAATTGCTCGCAGCCTTCCAGCAAGTTTGATAGCCTCCATGTAATGGCCGTTAGGATATTTCTTGGCAAAATCTAAAACCAAGTCATTAACTCGTTGAGATAGACCGTCGCGGCCTAACCGTTTACCCTCGGCCCGTAATTGTTTTGATTGTTGAAGTGAATGTATGCTCATATTTTTTGGCGTGTTAGACGGGGATTAAACTACAAAAAGCTCTTGTTCAGTGTGCGTTTTAATATTTTCCAAATTTTTCACCGCTTGATTATAATAAGACTCTTTAAGCTCTACGCCTATACCCTTACGCCCATTAACGACTGCTCCATAAACCTCACTTCCTACACCCATGAACGGAGTAAAGACAACCTCTCCAGGATTCGACCAAAGCACACAAGCGCGTTCGATGACATCTAATTGTAATGGATGGCAATGGCGCTCGTCGTCGTTTTCTTTTGCTGAACGATGTGAAAGCACATTATCAATTCGGATATCATCCCAAAATGCATCAGCGTAACGCCTCCAAATCCAATGAGAAAAGCGATTTTTCTTTTGATCGCCTTCCATGTTTTTCAGGTGCAAAAGCTCGGCTGGCATCGCTTTCTCTCCGGCGTAGCGTTCCAATCCGGTAGGGTGAGCCACGGGCACAGCATTGTCGCCACTGCGACGGAAAATCAAGAGTTGATCCGCGTTCGCCATTGAACAGCGCGTAGAGTCCTCGCAGCAAGTGCGGTGAGCTAGTGACTTCATCATGGTCCGGTTGCGCACCGTCAGCGGCTCCTTCCAAATGAAATAACGATGAGTGAACCGCCATCCGTTTTTTTCATGAAGCCGGATGACATCGCCTGGAAAATCTAAAAGTGAGTCATTTCCACTGTTTCCAGTTGGAATGTCCATGCAATGAACGGCGGTCATACGGCCTGGCTTTGTAAGCCGATGTAGTTCTTTGATGACAAATTCATAATGCTCGTCAAATTCTTTTGCGTCCATGGAATTAGAAATATCTTCAGGGTCTGAACTATATTGATATAATCCGCCGCTTCCAGTCTTAAAAGGAGGTGAATATATTGAAAGATCAATACACTCTTTTTTCATTTCTTTCATTACGGCCACACAATCGCCATTATATAATGCGTGTGTATTTGTTATAATTTGGTTTTTAACGCTCATATTAATTTACTTTTGTTGTTATGTTTTATAGCCAGCTAGGAATGACTTCTTTTTTTGTGAATTTATCCACACGTTCAAGACTTACCGCGTGATTCATTTGCTTAATAAGTTCATCAAACATGCGGTCAGCTAATGCTGATTTTCGAGTCATGTTTTCTCGGATTCTTACTTCTCCTTCACTAGCAATAATATCTACTGTGACGGGGTTCTTTTGACCAAACCTCCAACAACGTCGAGTTGCTTGGTAGTATTGCTCATAGGAGTGCGACGCAAACGTAACAACATGATTGCAGAATTGCCAGTTAAGTCCCCAAGCTCCAATTTTTGGCTTCAAAATCAACACTCGCTTATCTTGACGAGTAAATGAATCATAGGCTGCTTCTTTTGCGTCGTCGTCCATTGATCCCTTAACTTGGACGCTATTTGGAATAATCTTTTCCAACATATCGCCTTCATTATTCATGTGACACCAGACAACGGCGGGCCGATTATGAGCAACTAAATCTGCCGCTAACTGGCAACGCTCGTTAAGCGTCCGCCTGCGCTCATCTCGTTCCTCGCCAAGCCCAAATGCTGGCATAGTAAAGAGCATGCCTTCCGGTGGCGTTGTTGCTTTGACCATGTGTTCACGCTCAATTAGTAAAGGCAATTCATAGCCTTTATCGTTAAACCCAATATCAGAAGGTTTCCTACAAGCTCTTGCCCAAGAACAAACCCAACGCCAAAAATGATCGTGAGCGTGACCTTTTAATCTCCATCCGTTAATTGCTTGAGATACACGAAATGAAATCTTGCCAAAGTGATTTGCTTGTTTCTCAAGAGTGTTAATTTTTTTCTCGTATTGATCGGTTGTTTTTTGATCCATTTGCTTAAAAAAGCGCGTTAGCATATCGGAATTATTTAAATCACCTAATGCCTCGGATGAAGTTCCTAATTCTGTAAAATCGTTAGGTGCTGCCGTTGCCGTCCAAAGTGAACGGTAAGGAATTTTTAGCATAAAACGAGTTACTGCTTTTTGTGTTGCTCCTGTAGCGTGTTTAATGATTGAGCTTTCGTCACAAGCAACGCCGACAAAATCAGACGGGTTAAATAAATGAAGCTTCTCATAGTTCGTTACAGTAATTCTCCCCATTACTTTTCCGTCTCTAGAGCGTAATGCCTGAATGCCAAATTTAAAAGCTTCCGCGACAGTCTGAGCGCCAACAGCAAGCGGTGTCAAAATAAGCACGTTTCCGTTAGTGTTTTCTATAATGTTTTGACACCAAACTAATTGCATAAGGGTTTTGCCAAGTCCGCAATCAGCAAAAATGGCGCAACGCCCTTTTTCAATCGCCCATGTTATTAGGGCTTGTTGGAAAGGAAAAAGGAAATCAGGCATGAATACCGGATCAAATCCGCAACGCTCTCCTAGTTGCGTTTTAGCATTTAAAAAATCTTTATAATCGCTCATATTCTACTCTTCCTCCTTTTCAACTTTGTATCCGTTTTTGGTATGTACGACGCCGCTAAGATGTAGCAATGTTTTTAAGCAAAATGTAATCACATCTTCCTTCATGCGTAGTTCTTTGACTAGGTAGTCTATAGTGTAAGCCTTGCCCTTGTGCTTCGTGAGAAAGGTGAGGACTTTAAGCATCTGCGCCTTTTGCTCTGGCGTGAAGTTAAAGCGTTTCAAGATCAGCCTGTAATCGTATTTTACAGGTTCTACTTCGCAAACGATATTAGTTCCCGCTTTCAATCCAGTAGGCTTTCCTGCTGGCATTTTAGCAACAAGACTATTGCGGAAATCCTTAGCCTCTTGGAGCGTTGGGAAAGTTCTGCTATACGTGTTGCCAAGCCTGTCTAGGCGGACTTGGTAAGAACCTGAGCTTAGAAGTTGAATGCCTGTTTCTATTTTTGTTCGTTTGCGCATGGTGTTAATTAATTATCAAACCAGAATACAAGCCGAGCTTCAAAACCTTGAGCCAAGAAACATTTCATGGCGGCTAGGATCGCCCAATACTCAGCAATCCAAGTAATAGCATTGTCTTTACCTTTAGCTTCCGTTGTTATCGCCTCAATGTCGTTTGGTGAATTAAGCTTAGGCGTATTAAGCTGATAGCCGGAAGCCTTCAAGTAAGCTGCAATAGCTAACTCAAACTCATTGGTCGTAAGCGATGAATGACTGTGCCAATCAGGATGACTGACATAATTATTTATTATATGATTTTCAGGGTATTTTAAAACACATCCAGATTTCAACCATCTTTCAGCTTGTTCTACTGAGCAATATCCTTCACTATCGTTTTTTGAATCAGTTACAAAAAGCCAATAATCGCCAGATGATGCGTAAGCCATATCATCGGTAACACCTTTTGGTTCAAGATGTGGAATGTCATCAACCCTGACGCCAGCCATAGCTCCAAACATGGAATAGTTACGACCAGGATTAATGCGTCCGCCAAAATCTTTCCAGCTGTCACTTTTAGGCTTCTTGAATTCTATGTAACAATGAATATCGCAGCCCATATTAAGCTTCCTCACTTTCTACTCTTACGGCTAATTGTTTAATATCCTCCATCGGAATCTCAGGCCCAATGATGCCTTCGACTTTAAGCTTGGATACAGTCAAGTAAATTGGCTCTATGTTGCGTTGTGCGGTGACGACTACATTTAGAATGGAGCCGTAAATCATTAAGCGGACTACTATTTTGTTCATGGTGTTCTGTTGTTTGTTGGTTTCCTTTGACGATGCGATTTAAAAGCATTTGTCTTAATTTGTCAAACGGAAAACTAAGTTTTTAACAAAATTACTTGCCAAGCTTACAAAAGCACATAAACTGATTTGACAATGAGCCAACCATTTAAAATCACATCAATTAGCTTTACTGATGCCATTTATAAAATGGCTGATAAGCAAAGAAAGCGCAAAAAGAAAAGTCGAAAGGAGAATGTCACTTTCACCAAACACATGTCCGAACTCGTCAAAGAAGAGGAAGAACGCTACAAAGCAAAAACACAAAGCAAATAAGACAATGAAACCAATTAAAGATATACAAACACGAATTAATGAAAAGGCTTTATCAGATGCAACGGCGGCTGTATCAAATTTAATGGCCGATTTTAGATCGAAGCTTGAACAGCTTGTCAAGCCGTCCACAGACAGTGCTGAATGCAGGCTTTCTTTTTATAGGGAAGGAAATCAAAGCAACGTTACTATTCGTGCTATCACGTTTGATATTGAAAGAGTGATTATTCCTCTTGCTGTTGCGCAAGCCCAAGAAAAAGCTTCTGCCGATTTTATCAATCGAGTCGCAAAGCTAGAAACTGAACTTGAAGACATTCAAAGTCAAATTAACTAACACCATGACAATCCTACAACCACGATCACCACAAGAAGCTCAAGCATACGGCGCAATTCTAAGCCGCGCCCAAGCAAGACACGCTCGTAAGCACAACCAAGCTCGCACACTAGACCTGCGAAAGTCTATGCCATTGCGCGACGAGAACCGGAAGAAGTCTGAGCATTTGACCACCAAGCGCGAAGTTATTACTTTGCTTGTCGTCGGCCATATCGTCTTTGGCTGTCTTTGGGCAATCTTTAAAAAGTAGGTATGGTTTCCATCAAATATTCAGTCGAGATTCACAACTTGAAATTTGTTTATAGCTGGTCATACGGCAGCGATGAAACGAGGTTTGAGCCTGCAACGCCGGATGAATGCGTTATCGTTAAAGCCCTTACAAAATCGGGCGATAACATCATTGAGTTCATCGAAAGCGATTTTTGCAAAGAGGCAAAGCTAGTTGAAGAAATTTTAGATCGTCACTACGACGGCAACCCGAAACATGGAACAAAAGAATAAATCATTATCAAAATACAAAACACTATGAAAAAGAATACTTGGCGCAAACTTGGCAGTCATCCAGCACACAAACCCGTTATTCCGCCTAAAGATAACGCCGCACATTACACGCATCACGTTATTAAGGGTCTTTCCACCGAATCCTGCAAATGTGAAAACGGTCATCGCGCATGTGGATTTCGCGGCTAACCAATAACCTAAACACTATGAGCAACGAAATAACTACCACTCAGCGAATTGAAAACCGAGTTGATAAATCAATCACCGGAAGCCTTGGCCTAACAAATACAGGGGCGCTTGCTTTTAGCGATGTCTCTCAAATCATGGAGGTTGCTAAACTAATGGCCATTTCACAAGTAGCCGTTCCTAAACATTTGAGGGACAATCCTGGCGCTTGTTTTGCAATCGCTATTCAAGCTAGCGAATGGCAATTATCACCTTTCTCAGTGGCTAACAAAAGCTATTCTGTTAATGATCGCCTAGCTTATGAGGCCCAGCTAATTAACGCTGTAATTCTTCGCCGCGCCCCTATTGTTGGACGCTTTAAGGTTGCTTATTCTGGAGAAGGTCCATCGCGCCGTTGCAA